TATTGTCCTTCACCCTCTTAATATCAGCCTTCGGTAGCTTGCCCTCAGCTAACAGCCTATCACACGCCTCTATAGCTTCCGCATAGTGCCCTGATAAGGCAGCACTAGCAGCAAACTCATCCAGCATCATCCATTCATATATCGGCGCCACTATCCCCATAGCTGCTTCTTTGGGATAGGGAATCTCTATCCCCACCTTCGCAAACATATACGCAACGTGGTAAGCCTTATGTGCCCGGTAATACTTGGCCACATAGAATAGTGGCTCTGCCCTCGTAGGCATGAAATCGTAAGTGGAGAGGAAATTCCCCACAGGAAACTCGTTGTCGTTAAGATGCCACTTGCACCAGGAAGCCCTGGCCATAGACTCGTACACTTCCTCTTTCCAGCCACCCATAAGCATTCTTCTTTTATAAGCATCGTAAGCTTTCTGTGTCTCACCGGCGTTCCTATAAGCTTGGCCAAGATAGAACTGGTTGCGCGCGTTCGTAGGGTCTTTCTCCATCTCGGCCTCAAGAATGGCAGCTTCTTTAAGCCCAGCCTCTCGCTGTGTCAATCCTCGGGTCTTACTCCCTCCACCATGATGAATGAGGTGAGCAGCCCAAAAGTGTTCCTGAGATTCACCACTGTCGGAAGTAACGGCATTATGAACCACACCATGCCAATGCCAGTCACAGCCTATCCTTAACAGGAGAGAATGTTTGAAGTTTCGGCCATTGTCGGTCTTCTCCACTAAGTAGCAATCTGCTGTGAGATTATCAAAGGCAGATACATCCTTACACACCAGCTCCTCATCAGCATCTATCATCAGAACGTAGTCACCCTTGCCTATAGCGTGCTGAAGATTCTGCTCTCGGTTATACCCGAAGTTCTGGAAGGGTGTATGATAAATCTCTCCGGGCACTCCATACTTATCCATAAGCTTCTTGATAAGCTCCGGAGTACCATCAGTAGAGCCGGTGTCATCAATAACGTAGTAGCCTACAATATCTTTGACAGAAGCCAAGCAACGCTTAATGTTCTTGGCTTCATCTTTGACTATCATATTAAGGCAAATCACTTTTGCCTCCCTGGGGTATAGGGAAGAGGCTATCTGAGATAACCCCTTCCCAGATAACAACTTACCAGGTGCTACCAGCCGCTTTAACTTGATAGGTTATCTTGAACGTGTCAGTTACGCCCAGGTTCACTGTCGGGTCTATCACCTGCCTGGCCAACATCGGTCCAGTGTCCACCGTAGCCTCACTAAACACACCAACTTCCTCAATGTCAGTCTCGGAAGCAGTAGCGCAGGTCCATGTGTGCTCTATTTGCAAGGTGTCATTGGTCTCGTCAGTGGTTTCCCTGGTGACAGTACCAGCAGCCCTACCGCAACCGTTGGTATTGGCAATATAGGTAATCAACTTGGTCTGCGTATTGGTTGCGGCGGTACTGTCATGGCCAAGCTCTAGCTTGGTGAAGGCTGTTTGGGAATCTACGCCACCCATAAGCCCAGTTACAACAGCAACACCAGCCTTGGTGATTACATTCCTAATCCAAGGACTCTCATAGACATCACCGGGCGAGCCAAAGAGACCGCTGGAGCCTCTGACAATCTTATACTTGAACCGCCCAACGAAACCTGCGCTTTCACCTGCTTTTACGGTGCGATTTTCCCAAACTTGCTGAAACGTCATAAGCGCCCACAGACACTTCAGTAGTTTGCGCCCCGCGCTGTCACTGTCCTGTAGAATGATTTTCCTTCTGCTCATATCGTGCCTCCTTCTAACCTTTGCTATATTGGACGGACATATCATCCTCTATCCGCCCCAGACCATCTAACATACCGAGATACATAGCCCTCTGGCGATCCAGATTGCGAAGATAAGCTAAAGCAACGCCTTCACCTAGATTTACCTGGTTGATAGTATTCCGTGCCTCAGCCTGAAGCGCATACACCTCACAACCAGCTAATAGAATCTCATCAAACCGATTGGGTAAGTCGGTACTCCGGTCTTCTAGTGCATACCGTTGCCCAGTGTAGACATACGCAATACTGGCAGCATCGCGCATAACGCTGGAATCCTCAACATCCTCCACCGTAGTCTCCTCAAACTCAATCTCCAGTTCGAGTTCGGTATCAGAGACTATATTCACTATCCGGTAGAACTTACTGACTGTTGAAACTCTGATAAACTCATCCTCCGCCAGCTCCGATTCAAAGGCTGTGCCAGAACCACTAACGGTCGCGTCTGCATTCGTGAAGGTGATAGTGCCCGTCAAGGTGCCCTCGGTAATCGTTGGAATGCTACTAATATCAAGCTTCAAGATGTCAGCATCGTCATCATCAATATTCGAGGTACGCTTGCTCGGAGGGTATTTGCCCGGCGGATAATCCACACCCCTAACCACCAATAAACCAGTGAGGCTACTAATGTCTATGTTCTTGGTGTACTCGGTTATCGCCAATGCTGTTTTGACCAACTTCGGCTCGCGCCTTTCTATCTCGCGGACTACCCTTTGAGCATAGGTATTGAGTTCATTCGGGGCCCACGTGTCATTGTCAGTGTCCTTCAACGCTACCGAGACTTCTTCCAGTAATCGTGTCTTGTTTAGTGCCATGTTATTTTCCTATGAACCCTTTGGTTAGCCAGGCCAACCATATAGCAAGAGCAGGTATCACCACAGCGCCGGTCGCAACCAGTTTCTCCATAACACCCACTCTCTTTACCTTTCCATTAAGCCCTTCTAGATGTGTCTCTATGCGTTCCAGAGAAGAGACAATGACCAGCTCCTTTTCGCCTGCATCCATGTCCTGAAACTTCTTACCGTATCTCTCCTCGAAGCTTGGCATGACTTACTCCTATGCCGTTGCTACCTTGGCTCTCCTCTTTCTTTTGCTCGGCTTTGGATTAGGTGAAATGTACAAGGGTGCCTCCTCCGTAGGATGCCCCTCTTTGTCGTCCGAAGGGGTTGTAATGGCCTTAGACTCCACCTCTACGGGCGAAACCTGTGCTGGCACCCCTTCAGGCTCCAGAAGCTTATTCATCCTCTGTCTCACCCACGACATCACTCATAATATCCGAACCGTCATTTGCTATAGCTTCAAGGGCAACCAAGATGTGTTTTCCGTCAACTATCTTTGGCTTGCCTATGTCAACGTCTCTTGCCATAATTCACCTCTTTGACCTTTTTTAGTTTAAGACTAGGGCGAGGGAAGATGTTTGCTTCTCCTCGCCCTATCTTTACACACTACTCACTGCGTTATCTTAGCTTACCGGGAACCAAGAGCTAGGAACGCAAGCACAGACCAGTGAGGCCATACCGGTGGTAGCAATTACGCCGCCCCAGTGGACACATATTTGGCAAGGGCCAGCAATCCAGCTCACGATGTTGGGCTCGAAGTTTACAGTAATGCCGATGTGGTCAACAGCAGTGCCGGCAGACAATAGCTGACTGAAGTACAGTATGTCTGAAGGAACAGGGTCAAGAATGTCGGCAGTCACAGCACTGAAGGCTCTACCAGGAAAGGCACCTGCACCATCGAGTAGGTTATCAGGAGTCTCAACTGTTAAGGTGCCGGTGGCAACTGGAGCCTGGCTTCTGTCTGCGTAGGCAAGAACCATAAGGTTGTCACTTGCAGCGTCAGCAAGGGAAGCAAAAGAACCGTATAGGCCACAAAGAGCCAGGAAATATCCAGCTTCTACGCCCATGATTATTTCCGGCATCTCCAACTCGAAGTGTGTGACAGCACCACCTCCAGTTACCTGGGTAGGGGCGGCGTCAGCTCCGGGTGTACCTACTGAAGTACGCCACATCTTACCGGAAAGGATAAGCTTCTGCCTCCAATCGACAGTATAGAGCTGTCCCATCTTGGTCATAGTGGCATAGCCCATATCTCCTTCGCCAACCACTGAAGGCGAGACTTGTTCTACTTTTGCTTTAACGTCTGTTATCATGTTTTTTGTTCTCCTTTAGTTTTCTATGTTTTAAGTCATAGTCTGACTCTCGAACTTAATCGCCAATCAGCAACTATTTCTTATACGCATCCTCCCTAAGTTATTTCCTCACCTACACATCCTCCGCCTTTAGGTCGTCAATCAAAGTTTCCAATAGGTACTGTAGGTCGAATCCAGAAACAAGCTCCTCTCCAATCACCTCTCGCTCTACGAGAGTCTTTGTCAGAACCATCACAAGCTGAGCTAAGGTGGTCAGGAGTGTAAGGCTACTTATTGTCAGGTCAGGAATATCCGCAGCTCGCAAGTAATTGGCAAGGTCATATTCCCTTGCCGCTCCCTCGCTGGGAGTTACTACAAGCTTTCCTGCTCGGAGTTGGACATTTTTAACTGCCATGACAACTCCTACAGTACTTTGTACGGGTATGGGCTGAGCAGGCAATAGACCGTGCCAAAGTCATCATCAGAATTGCAGCTCGCGTCTATTCTCAGATACCTCAGTTTAGGAGATACCCGCATAATAACGGTTGCCGGGCCTTCGCTACCTATGATGACTCCCTTGTTAGCCGCAAGTATGTCAAACTTACCTAGCTCATGGGGAACTGTGAAAAGCACAGTATCCGACTCTTCAACAATGACTGTTAGAGCATCATTATCAGCGGCTCCCGCCTCAGTGAGCACAAGGACTACTGCCAAGCCACTCACAGCCGCTCCTATCTTCGCAGCCCCCAAGTCAATAACGGCAAAGCCGCCATTATTCCTCGCAACGGTCGTTGGGGTGCCATGGTCGCTACCGACAAGATTGGCGTAAGTCCACTCCTCACTGCCATCGCATAACATTAAATTCGCATCGAAAGGCATTTCTCTTTTCCTCCTTTATTCAATTCCCTTACTCATTAAGTAGCGCTACTAGGTATGATGTTGTATAGCCTCGCTATAGAGTACGGGTCCGCCATTGCCAGGCCCAAAGGCCAATCAACCTCAGTCCTGTATACCGGCTTATCTTCCAAAAGCCCCTTGTCATCAACCTCTAGTGGGTACTCTTGGATGCCCCACAGGAACTCACCAATGCCGAACTTAACGGCGTAAATCGAAGTACACTCACTCCCACCGGTCTCACCAGTGGTAAGCTCGGTGTTGACGATGATCTCGGTGGTCTGGTCTGCCTTGACTCCAATGTCCACCAGCCGGGTAGTACCATACATGTCTACCTTTCGGTCAAACATATCCTTGCCATAGTCAAGCAGCTTCTCTTTTCGCAGGACAGCCCGCAGAGCCAGTAGGCACTTCGAGTTCATAAACAGGAAGTCCGGGTTGTGTCCCTTGATGGCATACATGAGCTGGTCCAGCTTATTCAGGAAGTTGTGACTCTCTCCCGTGTTAAGCAAGATACCATCGCCAGCAGTGCCGTCATTATCAATCTTTTGATTCTCATAGCCATCATCGTAAAGAGCATCTACGCGTTCCTTGAGCCCTTTGAACTCCTCTGGGTCAGTTGTCGGATCGCCCAGGATAAACTTCTCATTGAACTTATAGGCCATACCCTTCAGCGACATAACCTGTTGTATCGCCCTAGCATCGGCAATGGTGTTCTTTGCCCTTGCTATAGCCTTATCGGTGTCCAGGTAACAGCCCATCAATGAGATGTTCTCCACGCCCTGCTCCAGATGCCCGGTGCCTTCGGCGTAGCCCTCATTCACTTTACGAAAGCCAATGCTCGGTAAATCCTTGTACCGCACAACGGTAGTAGCCAGCGCACCGATAGTCTCCCACGGGACAAGCTCCAGTACAGAAGCTTCCATGAGAAGCGTATCCATGACTGACTTGCGTAACGTATCAGTCTCTATCTTTGACAATTCAGCCAAAGTAAAACTCATTTTGCTTATCCTCCTCTATTCAGTTTACTTGCGTTTTGGGTTACTGTACGCTTCTACAGCAAGCGCCATCGGAGACTTGCCTTCCAGCGTACCAGATGGTGTCGTAGGTAGGGTGCCAGGTGGAGGTAACTTTGGACTAGCAACTGGGGCTATCTTCGATAGCCTCTCCGCATTCGCCCTCATCTCCTCTGGCGTATCCGCCTTAAACCCAAGTATTGCGTCTGCACTCACATTCGGGAACTCTTTAGCTAACTCACCGGCTAGTTTTTCCGTATCCGATTTGTTAAGCGAATCAAGAAGTTCCTTCTTCTCAGCAGTTTCAGCGTCCAGTCGCTTAGTCTCAGCAACTAAATCCTCATGCTTTCGGATGTCCGCATACCTCTGGCGAATTGTGGTTTGTAAGCCACTATCACCTTCAGCAGCTTCCAGTTCCGCCTTTTCCTTAGCCTGGAGTTGCTGAGTAGCATTAGCTTCTTTGTCTGCTTCGGCTTGACCCAACTTCTGCTCTGCACTCTCAGCCCTGTTTTTATACTCATTGGTTTGGATATTGAGCTTTGAGTGTATTTTACCGGCAGCTTCTTGCGTCAGTTGGTCGATTTCCTCTTTGGAGTAAAGACGTTTTTCTTGGTCTTCCGGTTGTGAAGGCTGAGTTTCCTTCCCCTTTGAAGATTCTGCCTCAGAACTAGCTACGTCCTGAGAGGGAACCGCCTTAGTTTCTGTATTCTCAGTGCTCACTTTAGTTTTCCCTCCTATCAACTTGTTAAGCTACATCTTGTGGTGGCTTCCGCCACTCATACAATATCTAGTGTGACGATTTGTTTTTAATCTGTCAAGCCCCTAGAGGTTGACAGTGGTGGTATAATTGGAGTTACCTATGAAAGAAGCGAAGTTCTCTTTTTGGGCATTGCTAATGAGCTTCTATGGCTTAGCCTGGTGGAAGACTAAGGGGAAGAAGAGATGAAAACTTTAATGTATTCTATAATCGGCATATTGGGGATGATGGGATTAGCGGCTGTACTGTATGGAATTTTTATCTCGGGTTATGGTAAGCAAATTCTCTTCGTCCTGGGGGTCTATGTTGTAATTCATGCTCTCATCATGTGGAGTAAAGTAGATTTGGGCCACAAGCCGAAAGACAAGAGCTAAACCTATTCAAGCTTCGTTCCAGTCACAAGATGTAACCACATATCAAGGTCTGGGTGCTCCGCTTCAAAGTTTCGCCTATCCTTCCCTTCTGGTAATTGCTGCCACATTGGATATAACACATTGAAAACATGCTTGGTTGGAACCTTGGTATAGTCTTTGTACTTTGTCCATGCACCGGCATCCACCATAGCCTTTTCAAACGGGAAATGCTCCATCAGCCACCAATCATCCTCATAATAGTATTTCAGGGCATAATCATCTGGCTTCTCAACATAATTCATGTAGTAGTCAATATAGAAATCCTGGTATGCCTTATTGAAGCCAAGTTCTATAGCGTCTATTCGCCTTCTCGATATGGCATAGTCCTCATTGCCCTCAAGATATCGCTCCCTCTCAGCTGTAATAGCAGCCGCCCGTTCCTTCTCAGTCGCGTAAGCTGTTTCTTCATATTTCCCAACAATGCCTTCATCATACCAATCGTCTTGTTTCCGATATTGAACATTGAGCCTCCATATCGGTACCCTGCTTTCATCTAAGCCCTTCAAGGCACCCTTACCATGCAAATCCCCATCCATCAAAAAGGCATTCAGCGCAGGATTATCATACCTGTTGATATTTGCCTCGGCGCTACTACCACTCGTCTTGTCCACTATTTTCATGTGGTTCACATAGGCGTTCACAACTTCTGGTGAAATGGGATTTGCCCTTGTACCCTTGCCCATAGCATCAATTCTACGTTCTACATCTCCAAAGGTTTCATCCCCCACCTTTGTCGCCCTAAGTTCCTCAATAGCCCTATCTCTTGCCGTTAGCCCACCCTCATCCTTTGCTGTGTCGTCTTTGTCCTTGCACTCTTCTAGTTTGTCGAATAGTTCCTGATTATCAACCCTTAGCTTGAGATATTCTATTTGTTTGTCTGATACCCCAAGGTTATCATGCCACTCAGCAAAGGATTCGAGTTCGGCTTTTTCGGCTTCCAAAAAATCTTCCAGCAATAATAGTTGGGCTTCGTAACTACCATGCCTTCCTTCCGCAACAAGCTCTTCATACTTAAAATGCGTCTCAGCTATGTGCTTTGGTGGCAGGTATTCCTCAACAGCAATATCGGGTATATCCAAATCCGCAATAAGCCGTTGTGCTTCATCATAGGCCGCCTGAGTTAAAGCCTTAGCTTGCCCCCAGATAACTAACTTCGCATTCTCTTTCGGATGCGCTCTTAGCCATTCTTGCCGGGGATTCACACCCAACTCAGGATGCTTGTCAAGAAATACCGCCTGCTTAACCTTGTCAGTTATCGAATGATACTGAATGAGTAGCGAATACTCCCTCTGGCTGAAATCGCCTAAGTGTGCATTCCTGGTTCTCTCATCAGCATCAAATTCCTTTAACTTTTCCTCATCCCCACTCGCCACAATCTTCTGTCTGTCTTGCCACATCTGGTGATAGTCAGCGAAAGTTGATCCCACCGCTGAATCGGCATTCATGGAAACTAGCTTTTCGTTTGGCAGAATAGCCAAACCTTCTAAGATGATACGAGCCTCGGCAATGGTTTTGATATAAGGTGGAAAGCCCTTCTCTTCTGTCAATGTCTCAGGGTCAACGCCCTTAAATTGAGCAGAGGTATCAGCCCAGAAGTCTTTGACATCATAGATAGGTTCGGTCAGCCCGTATTCAAGATTCTCAGGATATTTAGGCAAGCCCATCTTCGGCCAGTTCTCCGCCCAATCACCAGTATATGTTTGGACACCAGCGCCGAGGATCGCTGGTATGCCTATCCTAAGTGCCAACTCCATACCCCCTTCCATATAGGCTTCATAAATATCCCAGATAGCAAAGGGAGCCAATCTTTCAGCCCATTGTGCTTTATTTGCAACATCTACTTCCTCGCCGACAAAGGTTTTACCAGTCCAAAACTCCATTATGATACTAGCTAGTGGTGCAGCCTTGCCTCTGACAAAGTGTGTGATTGCCCTCATTGGGTCAATGTCATATTCAGCACCGGTTACACTGGATATTCCCGTTCCTGTAACTATGCGAGTCGCAAACACTAGGTATTGCCTGTACCCACCCCAGGGGTCAATTCGGGTATTGCCTATGCGGATGCTCATATACTCAGCACTCTTCGGGTCTCGTTCCACATCCCACAAGTCAAGCTTCCAACCAAGCAATATAAGGCTACTAATCCCCCCAACAAAGGTAAAAAGAATCTGCCAAGCTTCAGCCCTTACACGTGGGTTAGCTGAAAGCAAATGCCTTGGTGATAACATCCTGCCAAGTATCATTCTTGGAGCAAACAACAATGAGCCAAGAGCAGGAGCTAACGGTGCAGCCTTCCCCAGTTGCCCCCTAGCCGTCATATCAGTAAGCATCTTGGCGAAATCTGTCATCTCTTTCTCGATACTAAAGGCTTCCCCTTCGTTTAGTTTCTTCTGGCCGGATGCGTACATTTCATTCAGCCTAAGCATAGCCTTATAATGATTCTTGAATATCTGCCAGTTGTGTGCATTGGTGCCAGTAACAAATGCTCGGGCAGAAAGCTTAACCCACGGTAGCTTCGAGGTTAGCTTGGGTATTACTCTCTCCCCTGTGAGATAACCAAATTCCTCAACACCCAACCATTGTGATGTTCCCGCCGGCAACTCTAGTGGTCTAAGAAAATCTACACCAATTTGGTCGTAGATATGGTATAACGGGTCGTGAATAATCTTTGCCCAAGATGCCTCAGCCGACTTCTGGTTCCATAGGGCTTTCCAAGCATCTACATTCGCCACAGCAAACGAGATTGGATGCCTGATAATAAGTGGCGCCTGTTGCCTCCAGAACGAAAAGTCGAACGATGCTTTATTTGCCCTGAGAAAGTTACCAATATCAACAGGGCTCCAACCTATCTCTTTCAAAACCTTGATAACTGCATCTCTGGCCGGAGTAGGCCACATCGGTAATTCCTTCACAGCATCAGAAATCGGTGGCTTATAAGGCGGTATTGGTGGTTGAGGATACGCCTTATCACGAGCTTGTGAAATCTCAATATCATAGTTGTCCTTCGCTATCTCGCCTTTAGCCAGTTGGTTATCTAAAGTCAGTTTTGCCTTAGCATATTCCAGTTCGGCGGGAGCTCTTAAATCCTGAACATGCAAGTCTGAGGGTTTATCCCAAAATGTTCCAAGTCCAAAAGGAGCATCCGAAAGGTTGCGATGATAAGCTAGAGTTTCCTCATCAACTGGTATTGGTGGTTTACCTATCTCACCATATAATTCCTCAATTACACGATGTAAGGACTTGCCTTGCTTAGCGCTCTCGTCTATTGCCTTGAGCACTTGGGGTTGGTCACTAAAGACACGCATCAACCGGCTATAAGCAGAGCCACCCTTAACCCCGGGCTCACGTGGTATCGGCTTGCCCATCAAGGCATTGGTAAGCGCATCAGCAGTCGACATCATCTCATAAGGTTCATCCTTGAGTTCCTGGTAGACCTTATTAAATAAGATATCTCGCATGTTCTGAGCCAGGTTATCCATATATTCCGAGCGCGCACTTGGCAATTCGCCAGACATTGTTTCTGTTATCGCCTGCCTCATTGCCTCTTCAACAGGAATACCCTCAGTGATAATCAACTCTTGCGCTCTAGCCTTCAAGCTTTCTGCCCTCTGAGCCCGTGTCTCTTGCCTTAACTGCCTTGTTAGCTCCCACGCACTCTCAGTTGTCGGAGCTGCAATATAATCAGCAAAGAACTTTAGCGTTGAGTCAATTTGAGCTGGAGTTGAAGTCGGGCTTCCAGGCGTACCCAAATTGCTTGTCGCCTCTTCCATGGTTGGCTCAGCAGGTGGAGGCAATGGCTTCTTAGCCTTAACTTTCTTCGGTGCAGCCTCAGCAGCCTTTGGTGCTACTTCTAATTCTTTGGCAAGTGCCAAATCTTCCTTGAGTCGCTTTTCACTAGCATCATAAAGGTCATAGCGTGATTTGCGTGATTCTTCCGTCAGCGTCTTGTCTTCGGCGGTAAGCTTTCTAAGTTCTTTTATCTCGTCCAACTCCGCCTCTACTTTAACTACTTCAGCAGCCTTTGGTGCAAGCTCACTAGGTGTTGGCACTACTTCAACCACCTCTGGTACTTCAGGCAACGGCACAGCTTTCGGTTCTTCGGGTAGCGGCACACCTTGTTTAATCTTCGCAGCGGCTTCTTCAATAGCCTTCGCTCCCTCTTCTGACCTAGCTGCCTCATTGTAGGCTTTTACCTTCGCCTCATCCCCCGTCAAGCCAGCTTCTTGCCCCTTCGCAATATCTTCCTTAATGCCTTCTGTTAGCAATAATGGCTTATACCATTCGCCAGTAATGTTATCCTGCACCCAGCCTTCACGATCCTTTTGCTCTGGCGGTGTAGCCTCGGCCACATCAGGAGCCACATGGCGCATAGACATACCACCACCAAATATTGCGAACGGTGCAGTAGCAATTAGGGTCTTGATAATAGTTTCATCTATATTCTCAAATATGGCTCTATCTTTGTCATACTCTTTCACAAAGGCATTCTGGATAGCCCCTTGAACTATCTCCTCCATCACCTCTGATATTTCCACAATAGAGAATGTCTTAACGCCTCTCTTCAAGAGCTCCCAAACAGTCCGCTTGCCAACCTCTTTGATAAGCTGCTTACCAAAAACTTTTAGCGGTGCAAATATAGCAGCCACTAGAGGCAAATCCGTGACCGCTTCGACTGAGGCAATAACAGCCCCCACAGGTACAGCTATCTTGGCAGCTTCATCCTCCGGAGCACCAGAGGCAACTAAGTCGTCATGCAAATCCTGAGACTGATAGGGTGTCGCAAATGCCGTACCTGCCATCACTGCTGCATATGGGTTCCTAGTAGCAAAGAAAGTTCCCGCAGTCACCCCAAGAATAGCAAGGGAGAAAGGTGCCGCCTCACCAATGACCGACCCCCAATAACCTGCATCATGCCATAATTCAGGATGCTCCAGCGCCCCCTCTTTATAGTAATCTGGCGGTTCGAGGTCTTTGTTCTTTTCTAGCCATTCCTCATGCTTTGTTTGGTTGCGAGTATAGACTACTCGGAACTTATCCCGCATTTCCTTGCTAAATTGATTTGTTCTTGCTGCTTCCTGCTCTGAATAAGGAGCCCCCCACTCGGGAGCGGCAAAAGGCAATACTTGAATCTTCCTTCTTTGCCCAACCTTGACATCCGCAAATAACTTATTAGGCAAGGTGGACACAAAGTATTGTGCCGACTTATGAATAACCTTTGGCACGTTATATTGTATTTGCTGCCAGACATTATCAAAGAATCCCTGTTCGACATATTGGCCATCGGTGGTTACTGCGCCACCTCTGTCTACCACCAGACCTGGGGGATAAATACTCTCAATATCTTCATCATTAAGTCCCATCCGCCTCAGGACAGCTCTAGCCTGAGCCGTATCGCCCGCACCTTGAAAGAAAGCAACGAACCTTTCGGGGTCTTCCTCTGCCCAAGCCGTTACCTCCTGAATATCTGCCTCGGGGAACATACTCTCCAGTTGTCCCATAAGCTCCTGAGATTCCTTGACTTGTGTAGGGCTAAATTCCTCACCATCGGCGTTAATAACACCCCCTTCCTCTGTCTGCCTCCAGCCATCAGGTCTGAGATATGTTACGCGACCATCAGCTTCCTCATGCGTTGACCAGCCTTCAGGTAGTTGCTCCTCAATAGTAGCAGGTCTGAAATCACCTGTAGCCGGGTCTACAAAACCAGCCAAGAGGTCATCGGCATCCCAAACTTCCCCACTGGGTTGAATATACCCTGAGACTTCTTCACCAGTCTCAGTAAGCAGTCGTATCTCATTTTCGGCTGTAGGTCGTGGGGTAGGAACAGGTGGAGTTGGCAGAGTCGGAACCTCCGGTGCCTTATAAGCCTCACGCTGAATCTCAGGCCGAGCCATCGCCCTCTCCACATAAGGCACTTCTTGACCATAAGATTCAATAGACTCACCTTCCCATGTCAGCCCTTCCTTCTGCCACTTGCCCTCTTTGTAGGCATAGCCGCCAAGTTGCAACTGCTTGACAGAAGGATGCTCTATCTTCCGCTTAATAAACGCAGTATTTGACATTCCTAGCGAGCTCCAATGAAGGGGTATTCCCTTTCAGGCTTCGGCGCCGGCCCAGGGAGCGATACTTGCTGTGGCTGGGGTTGACCAGCCTTCCGCCTTTTCAGAAAGTTTAGAATCTTTGGAGTTCCCCCTGGTGTTGCTCCGGGGGTAGGCCGCCCGGAGACAAGTTCCCTGACTCTCCTGTTGTATTCGTCATGGTCTAACATCTTTTCAGGCATTATTCCATCTCCTTAGACCTTCGGCCTTCCTCAGCCCTTGTTGTCCCCTCACGCCTTTGCTCTTCCGCTGCCACTATCTCCTCTTCACTCTTGCGTGGCGTTGATACCGGTGCTACGCCCAAAGATGCAAGTGGCTTAGGCTGGCTTGCTAGTTGCTTTGGGGGTTCTTGAGCAGCCCCAGCAACCTGCTCTGTAGTCATACCGATTTCCTTCAGTACAAGTTCCGCTTCCAATACGTCATCCTCCCCACCCTTTTTAATTAACGACTTCCCATAGCGATAGAAACGTATCGTCTTAGACTCATCCCCTATCCTCTCTCTATCACGCATTTCTATGACACCCTCATAATTCTCAATGTGCATCAAGTTCTTGAAAACATATTCCTCTGGCAAACCCAGTGCCTTACCCCTCTCTGCAACCGTAATATCAGCTATATTCTCATCAGGGCTTATCGTGAAGTAATCCACCTGAATCATAAAGCGCTTATTCTTGAAGTCACCAGGCTCAAACGGTATCTCTTCGCCCAAGTCACCCAAGTTAGTATGATAGCCACCTCTGATAAACTGGAAGATAAGGGCATCAGCAATTAACATCGCCATAGACTTCTTAGCCTTGAGGCGAGGTACGAACACCTGATCCTTGGCAGCTTCAAGCCTCTTGATAGCCAGCGCCGAAAGCTCAAAGCTAAGTTCCCCATAGTCGATGTTCGCCATAGTACCGCGCTGAATCCACGCCATCAGCTGACCGAAGAAAGCCTGATGCGACAAACTCACATCACTTATCGGCATCGGCTTAAACTCTTCATTAGTCCTGATATTGACTATAGCCCCCACGCCAAATGGCGGAGTGCTGGCCTTACGCCCATCCTTGCTAATAAACTGCATTGGCGGCAATATCCCCATCATGTTTTGCGTATGCCAGGCCGATGCTGCCTTGTTTAACACATCGTATAGGTCTCGTACAGGAGCATATATGCTTTCAGCTTCGTGTTTAACAGCATCTTGCCTCCCAGCAAAGCGGGGCGCAGTCGGGCAATTCACAACAAGGATGGGATTCATGCCAAGCTTGTGCTCTATATTGCGAACCTGTCTGCCATCAATATAGACAACGTTATGGGTGGGAGTCCAAATATCCTGTACCTCACCTTCTTTCTTTTTACTGAACCACCCTCCGAGACTTTCATGGTAATCCCTTTCAATTTCAGCCGCGCTCTGCTTACCCTCAATAGAACCCAAGGCACAACCATTTCGCCCAGGCTCATAAACAAGAGCACGGGCATCAATAGGCACGATGTCAAAGTAATACCGATTGCCGTCTCGTTTGAGAATTACCCTACAAGCTATTGTCCCTCGGAGGGAAGTACCGACATCAAAGGATTCTTCAAGAGGAAAAATCAATTGCTTTAATAAGTTCTTCTCCGATTGAGCCAAACCGAACTTAACGAAATCCTCTGCTAAAGTAGCATCTTCGGTTATCTCTGATGCTATATCAAAACGCCTTTCGGCTGTTCCTAGATTTGCTATTACCTTATCCGCAAATGTGCGCGCGGCGTTAGCCGTAACATTTTCCACATTAGGTACGTCCTGGCCATCTGTATTCTGCCAGACAAACTTCTCTAGCAAATACTTATCCAGATCGCCATCCATGCGCTTATGTCGAGGGTCTAGTCTTTGTCTAGCTATCTTAGTTTGTTCAAGCAAGTCCATAATTCTTCTCCCTCAGCCTATCACTCAATTTCCTCTTCGGAGCATGGCCGTAGAAATAATCAACTGTGACCTCGTTCTGTATAGGCGCTAGGTCATGTGCTACCGTTGCCATAGCACCGGCAACAACCAGGTCGTTGTGGGGATTGACCGACTCATATATCCCATCATTCAAGTTGTAGCCAAACATTTCCTCTATGGCTGGCTTGTACTCGACTACCAAGCCATCTCTAATAGCCCAAGCAAACTTCATAAGGTTTTCCTGCTTGTTAGTCTTCGTCTCGATATAGCCAAGCTTTTCACCTTTTGGATCGGTGCAATAAATCTCACCACCATAATTCATAGCCTTCAACGCCTTCAGAATCATAATGTCCCAGGCACTCGCCCCCATGACTACCATCGGGCTACCATAGCCTTTCAACTGGTCATGGGCCTGTGTAGCAAATATGTCCGGTGTCATCTGGTTAGAGTGCATCAGCGCGGCCATGTGTCTGTGCGTACCGTCCGTTCCTTCAATCCAGATAACACTATAGTCACCACCTCTACCCTCGGCACCGTCACCACCAACGTAATACCTTAGCTCTGGCTTGTGAGGATGATAGATATAGGTGCCGGCAGCCGGTTGTTTCATCGGGTCCTCAACACTAGCAAGTAAGCGTTCTAGGGCCTCTTTCTCAAATAGCCCGATCCCCTCAACACTGTCAAGAGCATCCGCTTCAGTCAATGGATTATTCTGCTCAAAGATATAACGCACAGCATAATCTTTAGCTTCGTTGTGATACCAAGCCATATCCCTATCAGGGCGAACAAGACAATGCAAGAATAATGGATGATAGTTATTCGTCCCTGCCTTAGCCCCTCTGTAAAGCCCCTTAAAATGGCTAGTTGGCTTACTACGCCTGGAAGTGGACAAGTCAACAATCTGTGTGCCACCACCAATTGTCGGTCTGATTTGCCCGAAGTTGGATTCGGCGTATTCGTGGAACTCAAGCTCATCCCTAATAACTAGAGTGGCAGTTTCACCCACACCTGCCTTTTCAGTAGACGGCAAGGCACGGATTTGGCTCATGGTATCTGGGAACGCAATCAGCTCAGCCCCATCATGCGAAGTCTTCAGTCGCAAGAATGTTGGTAGGTGTGCATTTATAAAGCTACTCTTGCCGAGTAACACACCAGCCTCAACCTCACCGGCAGACAGCATTAAGACGTTTGCATTTCTATAGCACTTATGCAACGCATAGCCAGCAAGTGTCCAGCTAATAACAAGCTGCTTCCCTTTCAGGATTGCGAGTTGCGGGTGGTCTCTGAGCAAGAGTAGGAGTAAGTGTAAATAATCCCAGTCGGGGTATGGCCTTATCTCCTGAGTGGTATAATCTATGGTTTTCACATAATGAGTGAACCAATACCAAGGATCAACCATGCAGTGACCGAACTCGTCCTGCTGCTGGCCTAAACTTAGTTTCGGCTCTATGTCTGTTGCTGTCACCATTCTGCATACGGCTTCGAGACCAGAGCGACCACCTTGCCGTCCTTATCCCTAAGCACTATTGGCAAACTCTCTTTAATCTGTCGCTCGCTCATCTCTTTGAACTCAGCAATCATCTTTTGTACCTTCATTCGCCTTTCACCATGCCCTTTGAATAATTTAGCACACTTTTTCCCAATTACGCAAGGGGTAGTGGTCAGTAGAGCCTAGAACACAAGATATAGGTTAGGCTTTGTCGTGATACAACTGGCTAAGACCCTCTAGTTTCTCTTTATATCTTTGCGCTGCTCTTTGGCAGCCAGCCATGTGTAGGGTGGGTAAATCCCACTTGCGTAATGTGCATATCTCTTGAAGCATCGCGAGAATATCTCCGATTGCTGTTTGGGCCTCAGCCTCAGTGCTGGCATCCCCTACCCCATCCTCTATGAGTTTGAGGTTTTCAATCAAATCTTCAACCTCATGGGGGATAACCTGAGCGATCTTACTAGGCGTTTCGTCCCCGCAAGCCCTGTCTCGCCAGTATTCTAAAAGTCTACCGGTATTCATTCCTCCACCTTCGGTTGTGGTAAAAATGCCTTGTCTGCATATAGGCTGTATTGCCAGGTGCGTCCATACTTCGGGTGAACCCCGAATACAAGCTGGACTGGTTTTGATGCCCGGCCTACCACCTCAAGCGCCCAAGCATCGCCGGTGACTAATGGGGGACAAATGTCATAATGCGCCCAGGCGTTTACGTCATCGCCCCCGCTGCAATGCCAGTGACCACAATACGCATACTGGAATCTCCACATAGCCCAATACTCCTGGAACTTTCGCCTCAGAGCAAATAGGGGGATCCCCTGATTTGACCGTACTTGGTCGCCGTGAATGATAAAAAACCCAAATCCACGAATATAAACAAGCTGATAAAATTCCTCTGATGTATTGATAGTGATACCCGGCTGGTTCTGTAAACTACCTTTCAATGCATCGTAAAAGAATAAGTCCCAGTTCGTTTTCTCCGGCTTCGTTCTGTCATAATTGCCATGGTTGCCCCGGACGCCATGGTAAAAGATTTCTTTGACGCCCTGTTTCAGCGAAGCTACAAATTTGCTATGCGTTGGTACTGCTATCTCATTGATTTGCGCCCTGGCCCCTCGGTCGGTATCACCTATCTTCGAGCCCTGATAGGGATTCTCCCCCTGAATATTATCACCCACGTTCAGGATGTACGCATTGCGGATAGGCCTGTGTAAATTGATAATGCTCATAACACTCTCAAGCAAGCTGTCCATCCTAGCTTTGTAAATGTCGGTATTGTAACTCTCCGTTATCTTGCAAGCGTGGCCGTCAGCGAATACTATTCCAATATCCTCTTCGTCCCGCTGAACTTTGCCTATACTGAATGGCTTTATCTTGAACTTCGGATATGGTAGAAATATCGGCTCCGGTGCTTCCTGGGGCATATCGCTTGCTGCCGTCAGCCTTGTTCGCCGTACCCCTCTCTCACGCATACGCGCGCCCAAGCTCTCAGAGTTAGCATAACCATATTTCTGAGCGAGCTTTGCCCTCTCCACTCCACCCTCGACATTCAGCCATTTCTCGGCTAACTCAGTCCATTCGGGTGTCCCGTCTTTTGGTAATGCCATTAGCCAGTAGCACGAAGCTACCTCTTACCCTCCTTATCCGTATATCCTAGCCCGGGCATAAACTGTCTTTCTCCTGATGCCTATGGGCTGCCCATTAAGCTTCCAATGATGATCGCAGGAATGGCAGAACAACCGCATAGTGTAGGTGTCCAGGTCAGTAGTTCCCCCACAAGGACAGCGCTGGAACAAGCCAATCCTGCCATAGCAAACCTCTTTCCGCGGTGGTAGCCTCTTCTTCACTCGATAAGTTCCTCTAGCTTAAACACCAATTCCTCTGTGGCCTCATATATCTCGTCTTCAGCCACATACCTGCGGCAGCCAGCTTGTTCCAATCTCATCAAGAGAAGATGCAGGGCTTCATGCTTTGCGTCCCGCTTAACATTCTTAAAGGGTTTGTCCTTGTCTGGTAATTCACTATTCAGAGTAACTGTAGCGACCATCTCACGGTGGGTCACAGTTATCGAAGCAAAAACATCTTTCGAAGGCTCATACTTAAAATACACCTTGTACCCAGTAAGCCCAAAGCGTTGCTGGTAGTGCTTAAAGTGTTTCTGGAACTCAGCAAAGTCCTTATTCATGTTCTTTGCTACCCTTGTCAGTAGTTACCTGACTTTCATCGGGTGCGTCCAGAATACAGACCTCGCAGTACCGGTCCCCGCACATACACGGCCTGCCGCATTTCTCACATTTGCACATAGTTAATGTCTCCTCCAAGGTCTGTATAATCTAAACATCCACTTCCACTTCCAAAATCTGATTGAGAGATGAATCCACTCAAACACTGCACAGTCATACTGTTCCATCCATACAGAAGTCTCAATACTCAGCAATGGTAACTTTAGGTAAAAGTCGAGATACGGAAGTTTCAACTTCATATCTCCCCCTACTTAGTCTCTGCCAAATACTTAGTCAAGCTCTTCACTGTTTTCTCAATGAGGTCACGAGGCAATTCAGTGAACTCCGTAAACCACGGCAGAATCACAATCCTGGTGGGCTCACCACCCGCAAGATTCGGCAACCCCTCAAGCATATGCGCCACCTTCCTCTCATTCTCTTCCCCACCTTGAACCTTGACTATTACTAGCATGTCTACCTCCTATGAGTATCTACCGAAAAGAATGAACCAAGCTATGCGAAACCGCACCTTAAACGGCTCTTTCTTGATCTGCCTATAATACGACCGCCAATTGCGTCTACTCCCCTGGCGAATCTTGCGAGATATTCTACTGTTCATCTCAACCTCGGCCCGTACCACCGCAACACGGACACTCCAAACCCATTCGCACCCCAGTACCTTCACAGCAGTCGCATGGGAGAGCCATGTCTGGTGGCACCCGTAGCGCACCCCCTGTTAACAATGCCTCTCCTTTCCTCCCCTTCACTGCTATCCGATACATCAATACCTCATCATTCGGATCGCATCCCAACTGTATCTTCGCCGTCAGTTCCGGTACCCTCATACCTTAATCCTCCTTTCTCTTACTTGACATAACCTTAAACTGGATTTTGGACTAATCGGGCTGGAGACTACCTTAGCTATATCTACGGATATCTGTCGGAGGACACCCCCCATCGAGTGCGAGAGACTTACCCGTGCCCCAGATAGGGCTACATAGCAGCGTTGTACCTGGTAGATTGGCGCCAGCTTGGGCCACCATAGGGGTACATAGGGGGTTCTATTCCTGTATTGGTTCATCATCCTGTACCTGATAGGACCCAGAAGCTTGGTTCTGGGCACTCTTCGAAGCTACAGTTAACAGCTTCACCTGGTCGAGTAGTGGCCCGGGGTCTTGGGCTGCATACTGATCTGCGTAGCCTTGTATCTGTGCGTACATCTTCAAAGCCTGGCCGCTGGTGAGCTCAGTCCTGGCCATCAAGTCTATCTCTGAGACTTGCTTTGGCTTACCTAGTTTCAACTCTATCAAGGTTTTGCCAGCTTCCCGGTCAATTTGCTTTTTGCCCGTCTCTTTCCCGCAGAACTGACATATAATGGGCTTTCCTAGAGCTTCATCTAAGAATACATCTATAATACCTGGTATATCACCGCCAAGCTGTTCTAATCTATCCTTTAGGGCATTAGTAGGTAACTTCTTACGTCCTGACTTACCCTTAACACCAGCCATAATAAGCTCATTTTGAATGGGGAAAAATAAGGTTTTCAAATGCGGATGAAAAAAGAAAATGCAACACTAATCTCTAAGAATACCACAAGATGCATGTTTTTGTCAAGGCCGTAGCTACAACGTAAACCAGCCACATACTACATATAGTGCTCGGATAAGAGCTTGACAAGGGTGTGGGTGTGTGCTATTGTATGCATAGGCTAGAAAACAGGAGGTAAAGAGAATGAAGATTAGACAATGGGCGTGGGTAAAGCCAAAGGGCAAAAACACATTACACGAACATGCTTTCTTTAACCCTTATCTTGAAGGTAATAATGACCAAGTGGAAACCTACAACGCAGTCATGGGGACGCATTATCAGACAAAGGACATGGTTGTACGATACACTGCCTAGTCTATCCGGTAGTGGCCATAAGCGGCTAGATTAGCCAAGAGAGGAGATGATGAAAGTAAGACCGATACCATTTAGGCGCAACCCGACAAAACTATACTGTATGTTCCAGCATTTATGCTCCGAATGTGGCAATCTACATTACTACCCCAAATATGGTACGCCTAAGACACGCTATGACGGGCGGAGATTCAAGTACATCTGCTACGAGGCAAAAGGGGAATGAGATGTACTGCCTAAGATGTGGCGAATGTTGCAGGACAATGCCACCGCTATCAGTACCCAATCCTTGCCCACACCTAACTATGAAAGGCAACCTAGCAACCTGCGAAATCTATCCACGGCGACCAAAAGAGTGTGCAAGCCACCAGTTTAGCTTTGCCAGGTTCTGCCCTGTCGGAATGGATATATTGAAACTAGACACAGAAGGCGCAGTAGCTAGAATACAATCATTACAGGAGATTATAGCCTGACTCTCGGATCACCGAGACAGGCAGAAGAGATGATGATGACAAATGATATTTACTTCAAGAAGCAGTATCTTGGTTCTGTACCTAATCAAATTCTGGTAGACGAGATTAAGGATGGGCTGAAGCGGTTGCGCACCGTTATACCTAGAAGGCAGGGATTTGAGTTAGGTTTTATAGCATTGGTATTTGATTCAATGGCAAAAAACAATGAGATTTCAGAAGGCGAACGGAGGGCAGCATGTCATATACTAGACAGAGCATACCAAATACTGAATAGCCAAGCCTGACGCCTAGATAGGACAGGCAGAGGAGAATAATAGAGATGCCAGCTTGCAAGTCAAAGAACTGCAAATTTTACGAAGAGCTTAGAGAGTATAACGAATCCCTAAAATTGACTGAATATACAGATTATGCTCTTAGTGCTCCAGACCCATGCACATGTTGCAAAAGATGGTATCCTGATGGGTATATCCCAAAGAATAAGCCTGACTCCGGGACTACTCGGCCAGGCAGAGGAGATGATGATGAAATATACTGAGAGCAGCAAGCCAATACCGACAAGACCATTAAAATATAGCGAGGAAACCTTCAGGGATATGTATAAGGCATTACAAGATATTTTGAAAGACCGTAATAGTGCACTTGCAAGGGAAAAGGGGAGAAAGGCTCTTGCCAAAGCAGATGGTAAAATACAAGAGGAGGTACACTAATGGAACAGAAACACAAACCAAAGTGTCCTGACTGCGGTAGTACGGAAATACGCTATCGCATCACTACTAACGACTACTGGTGCCGAAAGTGCGGATGCCAATGGGCGAAAGAGGAGACAAAAGCGGATAAGTAAATAAGTAAGCGCGGCCAGCCGTCAAACTAACCGGGCTTGTGAACAATGCCTGTGGCATAAGGCTTACTGCTTCACCATCTCTCGAACCTTTGCCTCATCCCCCCATATACCAAGTGCCAATATCTGCGTTCGCTTCTCGTTCACTACCTTTATGGCCCTCTCTTTATCATCTGTATTGACGGCCCACCAAAGGTCATCGCCAAAAAACCACCGTAGACCACGCCTTTGCCCAAATGTTTGGTATGCCCGGGCCTCCCCATTCTTGTTCATAATCACACCGATTTGTACCCTAGGTATAGGTGCATTTAATTTACGCTCCTCAACCGTATAATCATCACCACCCCTTCTTGCATACTCATCAGCCATTTTCTTGTCCGTATAGACTGCCTCTATCCTATAATCACTGTAGTCACCCTGTGTTACTATGTAGACCTTGTTCATGTCACACCTCCTTCTTATTCAAAACTGTTAAACACTAAGCGGCCTCGGCTTCTGTATGGTAAGCAGATATAGCTTGCTGTTTAACGCTATCAGATTAGCCTTTAGATGGTCTTATCCTTTTCCTGTTCAATCCACCTCCTAACCAGCGAAAGCCAGCCAAGTTCCCTGTGATGCCCTTCTACTCTCCCCGTATAGATTGTCTCGTAGTTCACACGGGCAACTACATCATAATTCCCCATCTGCTCACCGCCGGTTCCGTCATTGTGAAACTTAATTATCAGCATTTCACCTAGCCTTTAACATGATAACTCCATTACTGTTTGCCTATACCGATTGGTCACTCTTGAGTAATACCTTAAATATAATATATGCCGCCCAAATGGTGACACATATAGTTTGCAGTAGATGGATAAGTCTTTGCCCAAAGCTCTCATATCCATAGAAAAGACCTGCAATACCTAGACATCCGTAGAACACAAGGGATGCAATCAATACTATCTGCCATCTTATACTGATTTTATCTTTCATATATCCCTCCTTCGGCTATCTCGATAAGGCTTATCCATACCAACTAATCCAATCTGATAACTGAACCGCTACTATATCCGAATCGTGGGGCTTTCCCTTTTCATGGAGGACGGCGATCGCCAGCTTGCCATCTTCGCAGTTACGCCTTGCCTGTGCTACCGTATCCTTCAAGAGTACGGGCAATCGCTTCCGTTCCTTAACCTCAACACTCCAGACGGGACAAGTAATATCGCACTTGATACCATCAGTGCTGTTGACCGGCACTCGCTTACCACCTAGTATCTTGGCCAGCTTTCTTTCCACGCTCTTCCATAATTTGTCAGCCATTTCTTAACCCTCGACAATAACCACAATACCCCTGTCGCATTTCAAAGGCCATATCCTAGCTATGAGAGAGCACCATACCCCTGTTTGTGGCAGTGTTGACCTGTCTTCGGGCTGCTGGACCCCTCTTTGCACGCCGTCCCACCCATGCCCGCTCTGACGCATCAAACTCTGGATTGATCCCCTTAATGGCGGCTGTTACCGCCGTGATTGACTCGAGCATCTTTACTGTAAAATAGCCGACGTCGGCATTACACTTGGTCCGCCTTGCTATACGTCTTTGAATCTTCACCCAAGGCTCCCTGAACTTTGTAGAGGTGCATATTGGTTCATCCGGGTAAAAGACGCAATACTCCAAGTTATCAGCCAGCGGGCAAAGGGGTGCGCTACATCCCGGAAAAGAAGGGCAGTCCTCAATTGGTGTTATGTTTGTCATCATTCAAGCCGTCTCCTCATCATTCTACCAGCTAATCACCCATACCCAAACATTCCTATCCCAGCCGTGGCCTCTCTTGGCATTGAGGGAGTCCCATAAAGCTGCAAAAGCAGCCCGATAACCAACTAGATAACTACCTTCTTTGACAGTCCAATGTTCAGGAAGTTGCCAGTGCTTGTAATAGGGCATATAAACCATATAACTTTCAATTTCAACGCCCTCACTCTTGGCATCTTCCTCTGTTATACTTTGCGACCTCTCAGCCCTGACCTCGGTAATCTGCCGCCAGATTCGAGCATCTTTCTTGCGCATGTGGATTGAGGGCTTCCAAGTTATTTTAGAACCTTGTTTTTTGCGTTCATTGAACCATTCAAGGCTCTCATTATCAGCTTTGTATATAAGATAATCCCCTTCGTCTCCAAAAATGTAATCCCAAGTCTCTTTACACCAAATCCAATCGCCTACTCCACCGTAGGGGCATTTGATCTGTAGAAAATCCCCAGTTACTTTGTTACGGAAAAACCAATACTCCCTAACATTCGGTGGGCATAATTCCCAAGCATTAGGATTCTTGTTTATCTTCTCAAGCCCCCATGTCCTGCGCGTCATGGTCTTGTCCCCGTCAAGAATGGCCTTGACCATCTCTGTTGACATTATGATGGGTGTCTCTTTCATTGTAGTCTCTCCTTCATTATTCTCATTATTCATCGTCTACTTGAAAGACCCCACCGACCATGCAGATATACTTCTTCCCAGCTCCGCACTTAGGGCAAATCTCCCATCCCTTCATCCGCGATAGAGCTGCACGCATATCCATAGGCAACTCAATATATTCAGTGAATCTATGCCCACACTTTCTACATTCAAGTTCGACTGGTTTCTTCATCTCAATCTATCCCTCATCATTCTCATTACCCTCTTAGTAGCACGTATGAACAGCCAGGTTAGCATTTGGGAAAAGCCTCCTTTAGTTGTTCTTTTAGGTATTCTTCGAAGGGTGTACTGTTGAAAAAGATTGAGCCACTACTAATTACCCATTTCTTTGCCATCTCATCCAAGTCCACATCTACCATCTCATCTAGGACTGCTTGCGTACCCTCATCAAATATTCGCATATCACGCAACTGTGTATCAGCTAGGTTGTAAGGGTTTGCATGGGGATTCTCAATCTCTTCTGGCTCACACTTTAGTATCTTCATAGTTTCCTCCTATATCGGCGCCGCCATTGTGTGCTGTGGCACGACCTCAATATCTTTAAGTGATACTGCACTCACGCGAGCAACGTAATCCCTTACCCGTTCCTTCGGCTCTCGAATATCCTCTATGGTTATCTGTATTCGGGGATGGTTAACGAACTCCTCGAACAACGTCTCTACGTGAACTGCGCCATCATCCATGCGAAACATTAGCCAGCCCTGGGCATCAAACTCCTCTAGTTTCAAGTATCCTTGATAGACTTCTTTCATTCTTCTAGCTCCCTCTCTAGTTCTTGCCAGCACAGAGGACATTCTCGCCTTGTGAATACACCTCCACCACTAACATGCTCTAGGCATGGTTCTATCCCCCACTTCACTATTTCCTTAGCCTGTGCTTTGGCTATGGCTATATCTCTGGATGAACCCCAACGCTCAGTCCAGCGTCCGTCGTGATGGTAGACTCGCCTAGCCTCTTTCATCTGCTCAGGACTCAGTAGTATCATTTCTCCCTCCTCGACTTCTTTCGCCTATAATCGCCAGCCTTGTTCCATACCTCCCGAGAAAGTGCCTTATCGCGGAACCGACTACGGATCCGCTCAGGTAATTCAGCCCAATTGTTATTCGTAGTCATCATCGTGACCAACCCGGCGTGATACCGATGGTCAATAATCTGCTCGAACTTTTCCAAAGCCCAACCACCCTTCTCGCTGAGGCATTTCTCGCTCTCGAAATCATCGACTACTAAAACGTCCAGCGTTTGCACTTCAATCAACCTTGACCTCAACGCATTCTCATCTATACCTTCACGGAGATAATCCAGTAGTGCATCAGCTCGCCACAACCTTGCTCTCTTACCGCCCTGGGCCATCTTCAAGGCCACCCCGTTGCACAAATGGGTCTTACCGCAACCAACTCCACCCTGAATGAAGAGTAGAGGCACACTATCACCGGCTGCCAATCCCTTAGCGGCCTCGAAGGCTTGCTCTGAGCCCACCATCGGCAGGAAGTTCTCCAATGTCTGAAGCTTTGACAAGCCCCGCTTTTCATCATAATCCCAAGCTTGCAAGCTGTCCCGAAGGCAACCAGGATAGTTACAGACGATGGTGCTGCGGTAGTTGGGAACTCGCATATCCCCTTCTGGTGTTGGCACCACCTCTAAGAGTGCATGGACAAGCCCAGCTCCCTTGCACTGTGGACAATGGGGATTAGCCTGGGGATGAGCTGCTGCACATTGGGGGCAACCTTCCTCTCCACACCACTGGCTATGATGTGCCTCACCCTCGGATATGTCAGTCCGGTTCCGTGTAGATACGCTGTACTGGCCTTGCTCCAGCTTTGGCATCTTTCTTCTCTTTGAAGTTTGCCCTCGCTACATCACCATCCATGAAGCGCTCGACTCCACGCTTCAAAAACTCAAACAATGTCCATTTATGAGTCCAGTAATACTCCTCACCGTTTACAATCTCAGCGTAATTGGCGATGGCTTTGCAGACTTCCTCAACGCTGTAGCTCCGTAGAGTACGGACAATCACGTTGCGTACGTCATCGGTTAACCTTCGGTGGACTATGATATTTTGCTGATTCCAAAAATCGAAAACGGACTTATATAGTTTCTTTTGTATAGTTTCTTTCTTTTCTTTTGTGGTACTGGTTACCTCTACTGGTAACTTTTTGTTACCTCTACTGGTAACTTCGGTTACCTCTGCTGGTAACTTTTGAGGTAAGTTATCTCTACTGGTAACTTTCCAATGGTCGTAGTCTTTTTGGAAGGCAAGATATTTACCCAACTTAATGACTAGATTGGCAGCAACTAGCTGATGCAAAGCTCGGTTCAGATGTGGCTTTGCCAAGCCGGTCAATTCCACTAATTGTGTCTGTGCCACCTTGTCACCCTTCTTATGCCAGCCATAGGTCTTTCGCCAGATAGCCCACAGGACACGCCACTGATACGGGCTGAGGTTAAGCCGACATAGCCTTTCGGCGATTTCGTTGGCAATATCAATGTGCCCATTTTCAGTCTGCGGATTCGCCATCCATTATCCTTGCTTACCAAATTCCTTTAGCGCTGCTCGGCTACTCCCCTTTGAGGAATTCCAGTGCTTGCTTATCAGAATGGCATACACCCTGTTTGCACAGAGGGCATCGGTAATATGCGAAATCCACATCAGATTCATCCTCACCAAAGACGAGATACTCTCCAAATACCCACTCATCCCCTTTAATGTGCCTCACCGTCACTTCTTGAATTGAGATGTAAGACTTTTCAAGGCTGGCAATCTGCTCCCCGCATTTTGGGCATGTTGCTGTTGTTTTCATCTTGTCCTCCTTCCTTTACTCTGGTTGGCTACCCTTCTATCTCAGGGACTATGGCTTTAGACCATTTGCCTCTCCACTGACCAAATGTCACCCTCCACTTGGCTGGCTTTAAGTCTTCTACTGTAAATCTGCGAATCTCTGTATATTTCCCATCTTGCCACCACCACCATCCTTCACTATCAGGCTTATCCTTCCATTCTGGTTTGAGGATTTTGTCTAGCAGGGCTTCGGCTATTATCTCCCAGTTGTCAATAAAGGGATTCTGTCTTTGAGGCGAGTTTGCCAGTGCCTCTCTTGCCCCTGGTTCTGTCAGCAATAATTCTTCTCTCTCCTTTGTCATATCTCTCCTTTCATGTACCCTGCTTGGCTAATCCCCTTTGAGAAATTCCAATGCAATCTCATCAGAACTGCATATTGCCTCTTCGCACAGAGGGCATCGGTAATATGCGGAAACGTAGTCAATTTCGGGTGTTTCGCAGATAAGCTTCTCCGCCAATACAAACTTATTCCCTTTGGGGTGCCTCACCGTCACTTCTTGAGTTGAGATGTAACTCTTGACAAGGCTATGGATATGCGTCCCGCATTTTGGGCATGTTGCTGTTGTTTTCATCTTGTCCTCCTTGAGTTGTCTTACCTATCTACTTTAGGGTAAATGTCTGCATTTCATACGGGCTAGCGGCAATAGCGTTACATAGGTCTCTAATGGCATTTAAGGGAGTATCTCCATGTCCAGTAGCGCCGTCCAGTAAACTCTCTCCTATCTGCGCTTGCCACTTGTCTCCGCCAAGGCTAAGCCGAATCTTCAGTGTTTCCAATGTTTCCCTCCTTTCATGTCATGCCCTGCTTGGCTAGTCCCCAGCATCGTAACACTGAGGGGTCACCAAGCAGGGCTGCGGTTTGCCAGGCAGGTCGGCCACCATGTTTCAGGCGACCCACCCACCTGACGCTATCACCAGCCTCAAAGACGCTTAGCCTTCTGTTGGCTGGCCTTGCTCGGCTTTGCAGTTTCGTCACCGTGTCCGTTACCCTATCCCCAGGTCATAGTCACAAAGACTCGCTGGTATTACTCTTACGGGCGTGCTTGCTACATTCTTTCTCACATGGTGGACGTCTTCACCAAGGTACTGCGGATGGCAATTCCACCGAGCAAGCGTGTTAAAGTTCAATGTCTTCGTAGCCACTATTTTGCGGCATTGACAATATCACTGCCTCGCCGCAATTCTGGCACACATCATTGAGATCCCAGTCCTCGGACTGCTTAAATCCGCACTCCCGACAGATTCTAAACCAGGACACATCACCCACGGCATACTGTGCTTTAGGCTTAACTACTACTGTTTCCGCCATTACTTCATCTCCACCAAGGTTATCAATTGGTCAAGCAGCGCGCTCCTCTGGGCCATGGACAAATCACCGAGTTTGTGGCAATTCGGGAAATTGCGAGTCAGATATTCCTCTCGTTCCTTCGGGCTAGTCCAGCCCAGTGTCTTCATGTGACTAGCTACTATTTCCCTGAACTTCTTATCTTCATCACTCAACTGCGCGACCACCGCTGCCTTGAACTTGTCATCTTCATCGCTTAGTGTCTTGGCTGGTTCAGCAATTTCCTTAGCAACCTCCCTTGGCAATACCTCGCCGGTCATCTCCTCAACTACTTCGCCTACCTCCGGTGTCTTGCCACCTTCAAGGTCATCTTCAACTAGGAAGATACGCGATGCGCCAGTCACAGTTAGCTCGAAGTCTATAAAGCAGCGCTTCTTAGCCATCTTGAGGATAGTGTTGGCTAGATCATGCGGTATGTCATTGTCAATGCGGAAGAGATTAAATGACTTACCACCTTTACCGAACTTACTCTTGACGGTAGCTGGCCCATGCCTGTTAGCCCATACTTCCCAGGGTTTGTCAGCCTTAGCTACATCCGGCGGTAGTTGGTCCTTCGTCACCCAGCGGAAACGATACTTGGACTCCAGTGAGTTGCAATGACCAACACCTAGATTACCGAAGTATGTCTCTACGCCTGTCTTTGGCTCGATTCGGGAACCGCTGGCCCTCACCGTGAAGAAGAAGAGTCCCCTTTCTCGGTCTGTGCCGGTATCATCAATCTCGAAGTTGATGCTGTGGTTATAGAAACTCCGCAGCATTTCAGCACCACTCTTGTATAGCGTTGGCTTGGGCGTTCCTGGGATGGTGCCAAAGTCCACACCCTCGGTCATAATGCTACGCCAAATCCACTCGACCTCTTCTTTCTTGTCTCTGATTTCCTGTAGGTATGAGTATTTCTCCGGTAGTGGCCGCGGCGCTTTCCCTACGGCCTTGCTTGTGGTTGCTACTGCCTTTGTCTGCTGTGTCACTTAGTCCCTCCTTATCTCCTGTTTTATTTTGAACAAATTAAGTGCTGCTAGAAAGAATCTCCACCAGTAATCATGCTCATCTATAAGCCTCGGCTCGGGTATGCCTGTAGCCTTGTCTAACCGTACCACATACAGGTCACCAACCTTCCGTCTCGGAAACATCTCCAAATATGCCATCTTGTAAGCACACAGTTGCGGGAAGTTGCTGTCCTCGTAGATAGCAGACGAGGTTTTCCAATCACAGATCACCGGGCAGCGAGGCTTCACTGTGCCAGCAGCATCTAGTGTGCCGGCATAGCCGTACTTGAGAGAGTAGACAGTCATTTCAGCATGTCTTGGCTTGAAGTTGACTTCCTGTTTCCAGCGTATCCAGGCACGAACCGCACTTTTAACTCGTGGATCAAGGGCACCCCATTCACCATCGGAAAGAAAGCCGCCCTTGATAATTCGCTCGATTATCGCGTGAGTCTGGCTACCCACATTGCCCGTATCCTCCATAATAGCATCAGACTCTTCTTTCCCATGCTTGACTCGCCAGTTATTCAACGCCCTACGGTCAAGGACTGACAGTACAGTAGTCACAGATGGGAACTCAACGTGGGTCCCATCTGGCAGTGTGATAGGATAGTATCTGCCGCCTCCCATCTATCGTCTCACTGAGGTCCCAAACTCTTTATAGACAATGATGGCACCACCGAATGCTAATTGGGGAACCCCTGCCCGTACTTGTTTGCCAATGGCAACTTCGTCTGGAATCCAATAATCGTCAGGTAGCTTAGAAGTTGCCTTAGTTTTCTGGCTCTCATTAAGCCATCTCCACTTGGGGATTTCCCTCATACCTACTGTGCCCGCCTCTGTGACTGTCGTTTTCTCAGGCTGCGCGGCTACCGCAGATATAATCTCGGGGATCGGTGATACTACACCCTGGGCCTCCGCCTTCTCAGCCCTCTTCTCAGCAAGTTTGTCAAGCCTAGCTTGTTCGAGACGCTGGAGCCTTTGCTGTTCCTGGAAGAAATTGGAAAGCCCTTTATTTAGGTTCGTCTCAGCTTCCTTGGCAGATATGAGTGCGGTAGTGAAAGCGGAATTGATAGCCTTCACCTGCTCGTTGAGGGGGCCGACCAATTCCTTGCGTAGCTCCTCGGCTCCCTTGAGGAAGCCTCTGACCCTGGCTAACCAGTCGGCAGCCTGGGCTTTCTCATCTTCGTTCTCAACGGTGGTCTTAGCAATCTCTTTAAGCAGAGCCTCGCACTCTGCCTCTAGCCTGATAAGTTCCTGCGGTTTACTTACTGCTGTTGTCATTTTTTCTCCTTTAACCATCGGTCACAGAGGTCAACTATTTGCTGGGCGTATTGCTTTCTTGCCTCGATGTCTTCTAGCCCGTTGTCTTCAAGGGTAATGACCCAAAGGTCGTATGGTGAGTCGCCCTCGAAGCATCTGCTTCCCTGCTTGCCAGTCCACATTCCTAGTAAGGGACAAGAGTGACAGCTCATAACAACGGAATGTCTGGCTCTATACTCGCATAACGGACAATCCGACTGGAAAGCATGGTACTTCTTCCACCCAGGCCAATACTCCTTGTCTTTCCCTGTCTCAGCACACCACTCCCATAGCTCCTTGGTAATCTCTACTGCTTTCTTTTTAGCGAGTCTCACTTCTCCTCCTTATCTAATCCTTCTGCCTCTAGCTTGTCCCAAAACTCATCTGGGTAGTCGGCGGGTGTAGTCACCGTAGCAGCACAAATCCCGCAGTCACCTTCTGGTGGCAGTAATATATTTGTCTCAGCGCAAGGCATTGTCTCAGGAAAGTAAGGTTCTTCGTCCCAATCAGGCATCTTCCATCCCTCCACCGCTTTGTTGGGAGCTGAAGGGTGCGCAAGGGCATATCCAATTACAACTCCAATAAGCAATGCAACCACTACACCTACGCCTACTATCATCAAGACTTCAATCATCTCTCCTCCTTATTTGGGAATTATCTTTACCTTCTCCAGTTGTTCTTTTAGGTATTGGGTAGGAGTTGGCATTTCTGCTAGTGAACGATACTTGCGCCCAGGACTTATCGTATCGAAAATGTAACGCCCCATCATCTCATCGAAGTCCACATCTACCATCTCTGTCATTGCCAGCTCCCAAGCCATATACATTGGCGAGGACTTTGGGTAAGGATTCTCTGGCTCTTTAGTTAGTATCTTCATTGTATATCCTCCCTACTTTTGAATGTCCTTCAACACCTTATCCCAGTGGTTAATCCCCTTAGCCTCTTTGATAATCTGCATTAACCCCTGGTAAATCAACTCTTTCTGGCAAGGCTCACATAAGTCCTGGTGCTGATATTTCGGTGTATCACTCCCAAAGAACTGCGATACAGCATCGCTCTGTTGTCGCTGTTGATAAACGGCAACTTCCTCCTCGCTCAATGACCGTAGGAAACTAAAGACCATGATGAACTTGCCATCTTCGACTTTGAGCTCAGTCCTCATTCTCTGGTCGAAGTAGCCCTTGCAGCGGTCACATTGGAAAGCTTCGCTCATAATTCCGTTACTGTTTGCCTATAGACTAGTCTTGTTTCTAAATGCTGCCTGAGCGAATTTTACTTGTGCCTCTCCCGTTTCTATATATCGTGAACATTGGGAATAATCAAGATTCAGCGTTACTTTCTTAGCGGAGCAATTCCCACCTTTGCGATAGTGACTACCTAGATTCCAATAACAATCATATATTGCGCATCGTAAAATAATGTTCTTCATTGCTCACTCCTTCCCTATCTTGATAAGGGTTCATATTCAATCAACAATTGAGGGCAGCTTACTCACCGCACTCGTTAGGTGCATCGGTGCAACGTCTAAATATATCGCCGTGGTCGAAATATCAGCATGGCCTAGAAGCTCCTGCACTACCCTCAATGACTCTCCGCTCTCTACTAACTGAGTGGCAAAGTAATGTCTAAAACTATGAGGGTGGAAGTCGTCTATCCCTGCCTCATTAGCATACCTACTGATAATGCTCCATACCCGCCTCGGCTCTATCGGGAACAATCTATCCCCCGGCTGTAGCCGTTTTGTGTACCTCCGCAGTGGCTCATACAAGGCATCGGCAATCGGTATGGCTCTCTCTTTGTCACCCTTGCCTTTGACCTTCAGCATATGGTTATGGTAGTTAAGGTCACGAACCCGTAAACCTAATAATTCACCCCTGCGTATCCCCGTGTAGGCAAATGTCAAGACAATCAAAGTATCCCGGGCTTTGAGTTTATCCCAATTATCGTGTCGCTGTTCAATTGCGTGTAGAATCGCCTTTACTTCGCTCGGTTTGTGGTATGTTGGCTGCTTATGCTCTCTCTTAAACTGCTTCTGCAATGGCATCCCAAGGTAGGCCAGGAATGGCTTTAACGCATGGTAGTAACAGCGACAAGTGGTTGGAGTGAATCCTTCCTGCTCTAGATAAAGTAAGAAGCCCAAGGCTGACTTCTCCGTAATTACCTCACCAGCAAGCCAATTCTGATAGGTCTTGAGGCAGTGATGATATTTGTCCAGAGTGCTCCGACTCAGTTGACAGCGTTCAAGGCGGTATTGGAAATACTCTTGAAGTACCGCCGCTGCCTCGGCTTCACTGATAGCATCTATAGTCCCACGCATCTGCCTACCTCTTCTAACCGACTGCTTAACCAGTGTCTCACTTCGGTTACGAACTATGGCAAACCTCCTAATCTTATCACGACTATCTAGTATGTCAATGGGTTTCTATCACCCACGCCTTAAATTTTCCTAAGTGTCAGACCAGTGCCCATATCTCGGCTTATAGGTCTACTTGGCCCCTACCGAGTCCTTGACCTCCGCAACCCAGGATTCTCCGTCCCAGGCTTTGTTATACTTTTCCTTCAACAGGTAGGCAAGTAAAAGTTGGTCTTTTGACGTGAATCTGATGTTATCATATCCACGCAACTCGCGGCCCACGCTCTTGCGAAGCGCCCATTGTGGAATATCGAAAGTGCCGTAGTCATCGAACTCATAGAAAAAGGCTCTGAAATCCGCCAACCAACCATCTGTAGTAGATACCATCTCCTGCAACTGGTCTTGACGGGGAAGCCAGATATAGTTTGTTTCGATTGTGTCAATGCCGCCATAATATATTTTGTTCGACCTCGGCCCTGCGTAATAATTGAACTTAACATGTACCCTAAACGCCATAGCCTGTATCTCAGGGCAATTCGACATCTTGATATAAGTCTCTGAAGTGTCCATCAACTATATACCAACCTAAGCGTCACCTTTCCAAAGGAAACGCTTTCACCAATTCCCAGCCCCTTATTCGCGATTGGGACAAGATTTGCAAACAAAACCTCTCCCTCGGGGTTAAGCAGGTCGAGTGTCAAGTGAACGAGTTTTTGTTCTGCGTTAATGGCCTCAACCTTTATTCGCACTGTGCCGGTTACAGTTTCAGGATAGACAGTCTGCATCAACTATTCCTTCTGACCATCCGCGACCAAGGCTTTATCGTCTGGAATGAATACTAACTTACCTTTTTGAAACACCTTGTTAGTAGAAGGTAGCTTTACAAGGACATTCTCTACGAATGATAATGTAGGGTCATCGCAGTTAGAACCGAGTACCACGCTTGTGCCTTGCTTCTTTAGTGCCTCTCCATAAGCATTAGCACCAGCTTCATAGACAAAGCCTTTGTCTACATTCGGTTCAAAGTGTATGTCCTGCCCGCTAATCCAACCTTCATCAGGTCGCCAGCCCATGACTACCTCCTGTTTGCTTCCGACCGCTTCTCCCAGGCTCTACCCCACCAATAATCTCTAAATACCCATCGAAGCCATAACCACAATGAGAATGTAACAGTTGCACTTCCATCCACTATGACTCCATTCACTAAGTGGTGAGTAACCTTTAGGTTATCAAAGCGGCCTACGTTAAGAGGCGTTTCAAACTCGCCACCTTTATTCATTCTGACAGTCTTTTTGAAAGGCACACTTACCTCCTGCCAAAGACTTTGAGGAATCGCTTAGGTTTCAGGTCCCGGTCAATCAGCATCCGAATGTAATCGGAATAAGTACCCTTCCACTTGGCCTTTATCTTCTGCAAGGTTTCAGTAGTAATGCGAACGCCAATGAACTCTGACTTGTTTAACATCTTACCCTACCTTACCACATTTCCACCTGTTTGTCAAGTTTCTATTGTGCTACTATAGGAATAGTTGTTAAACGTGTCGATTTCTCCACCGCCAGCGCGTGTACCTCTGTTCTAACCAGCCGAGAAGGAATCTAAAGGCCAGCTTTAGGTAGAACATTACTGGCTTAGCTTCTGTGGGATAAGCCAGAGCCGGATTGTATATTCCGGATTGGTGCCAAAAGCCCAAATGTCGCATCGTTGGGGTTCGGTTTCAAAGCGCCCTAATGAGTTATCTATGACGTTCCAGGCGTGAAAGCCCTGTGGTGTGTCGCCCCATACTTCCCATACCCTTGTCCAGCCTTCTTCGTAGAACCAACTCACTAGGCGATGGGCAAACTTGTCGCAGTCAAAGCCCCTTTGGTGCTCCGTGATTGACACATAAGCTGGAGCTTCTGCATGGCACTGCTGGAGTAGGTCAATACAGGCATCGGCATCAGCCGCCCAGTACCAGCCGTCCCTCGCCAGCGACTTCCCGGGTATCGTAGCGAGCAACTCAGTGGACTTAATTGCAAACCAACCTTTGACCGGAGGAGGTACTGGCGGTGGCACCGGTGGTGGCGGCGGAAGCCTACCAGCCATCAACCTGAGTAACCAGTTAATTAGCTCTTTCATAACAACCCAGACTTCGCCCGTTCTCCCAGTTGCCAGGGTGTCACGCGCGCAGCACCGAACTTCCTATCCCAGTTGAAGTTCTGCACACTCATTAGTGCATCTTCATGCTGGTAAAGCCGCCAGAGCTCATAGACATGGACACGTTCTGATTCACCGACATATTCCCCACAAGGCTTTGATTTCTTAATCTCAGCCAGCAGTTGCCGGGGATCGGCCACTTTAAGCGGAGCTTCAAACCCTATGAAGGTCTTAAAGGACGCGCGCAGCAATTGGATGAGCTTGCAATTCCAGCGAAGAGCCTCTTGCACTCTCTCGCCCTCCGGCACACTCCGTAGGTCGTAACTGTTTGCCCGCGCTTGGAATCGAGAATACAAGGTGAAGTCATTTAGCCTTTCCTTCTCTGCTAGTTCTTGCCTGAACGCTTGCTCAAGTCCATCAAGGTCAACTTTTACCGCGGCAGTACCATTGGCCTCACCAACATCCTCTGACACCGAATCAGCAGACCATGTACCTGTTTCCATTATCGGTACATTCGTAACCCCTTGGGCCGCAGGTGGTTGCCCAATGCTTTGAGTATATGCTTCACGGATTGAGCTTTGCGGTGCCTGGTTTGCTACCCGCTTGTCCCTTACAAAGTCAACACCTGCTTGACCACCAATGGAAACCCCAAAGATACCGGCGATATAGGCCAATACCACTACGGGAATTTCAATCTCGAAGTTGGCAGCAAGGGCAATCAGGAACGCCAACAATCCTTCAACGCCGGCGCCTATTAGTGCCATCTTGATTTTCTTGCTCTCCCAGAATTTCTTATCCATCATTTACCTCCTCTAATTTCCTTTGCCTTTATTTTGATAGCTTGTGCCACTGCTGACTTGCACTTGGGACAAAACTTAATCTGCTCTCGACCAGACAGAAGCTTGGTCACTGTGCCTCTGGCCCCGCAGACATCGCATTCGCCAAGTGTTTTGATTACTAAAACGCTCATCTCATGCTCCTTTCGCTAAAGGCCACTCCGTCCACTGCAATAATGTCGAAATACCGTCAACTCGATAATAATAGCCATGTGGAACAACAAAGGTACATGAGAGAATCCCGCCTTCTGCACCAATGTCGGTTTGATATGCCACTAAATAGGCAGCTACCTCATTTGTGACATTAGACTCAGTATCATCAACAAATGCTTTTAGAGACGGATTAGTTACCCCAACAGCGTAGACTATAACTGTCATAATCACTGCCCTGTTACTAACATTGCTATATGTCGTGTTTAATGCCCGAACACTGGTCACAATGACCTGCATAGCATCAGGATGTCCAAGACCATCCACGTAAGTCTTGAGGGCATCCACATACGCCTTAATAGATTTCTGTGTAGCTAAGGCATCCTCATCATCACTGGCCATATTATTTTCATCTCGGATGATGTCCACCGTTTCTCCGGCACCGAGCTGTAGTGATGTAAGGGCTTGCAATGTATCAGCATAGAGCGTATGGGCATAGAACCAGTCAACTTCCAGAGGCCATGCTGGGGGTGGAGATGCAATATCATCCCCGCCACCACCATAGACTTCCCACCGACTAGCAAACTCTTTCATCGTTGTCCAGCCGCCCATCTTAATAGTCATATTGTACCGCCCGCCAGCGTAGTGCCTAGTGATTGCCCCCACATTACCAGTTTGTGTGCTACCTTCCCTGGTATCCGTAATCTTCACGTAGTCCCATATCTCCTGGCCACAGTTCATCGGCACGACTATCTCTGCCGTCTTTGCGTTCATCCTCAGCTTGGCCAAGATAGCAATAGCTAGATTATCCGCCTCATCATTATCAGCTAACTTCTGTAATTTGATAGGTAGCTTTATAGGTCGAAGCGCATAAGCAGTGGTATCCTTCCCGGGGTTTCCCTCTCCAGTCGGGTCTGAAGCATAGTCATCGTTAAAGACGTACACCCAATTGGGGCTAGTAAGCCTAGCCATCTGTGTCTTTGAAACAAAGACATGCTCATCAAGAAGAGGATACTCATACTCATAGTCATAGGTATCCCCGCTTGTAGTTGGTAGCAATATGTGAAACTTGCCATCGGCCTCATACCTGATAACATCATTTGTGAAGTCAATACACCTTCGGATAAAGGCTAGTCGAGAAGTACCAATCGCAACCCGCACACTTTCCTCTGGTACAAATGAATCAATCAACCCATCATCATAGCCAGTATCCCAATTGACAGTGTATGCCTTATAACCATTGGCCTCTATGTACGACGCAAGTGTGGCATCTAACGTGTCCTCAATTAAATCATTTAGCGTCTGTGTAGTGGGCAACAAGGTTGTATCTGCTTTATCCTCTGCCAGTAGGCTCATCTCACCGAGACAAAAGAGAGAGCAATATAGCCTACCTGGGCTCGAGTCCAAATTCTGCACTACCACCTGAAGCGGAGCAGCAGCCGAATACTCCAAGCCCGCCGAGGTCTTGAGACCCCAGCTTATCGTAGCCGTATAGCCATAGAGCGATAGCGTGCTGAAATACTTATCCCTATTATCAAGGACAATGGTAGCATTGGCAGCAAAGGCCATTTCCTTATGCTCCATAGCCACGATCCTGTGATCGCCCGAGGTATTGTAAAATGTATAGGTCGTTTCACCAGAAACTAGCACAACCCTTACCGCAGGCTTTGTCGGCTTTTTCTGCGCGGCTGTTAATTGGGTAGAACTAAGATCCCTCATGCCTTTACCTTAAAATCACACCTGCCCACAGATGTCTTTGCCGAATCGCCAGTACCGTCAACCACTACAACCTCAGCAGTCCACCAGCCCTTTTCGCTTGCCGTAGTTGTATTATAGAAGTGGTCATAGACATCAAGAGTCTCGTCTTTGGCCATATCCTCTGCATCTTCCGCCGCACCTACAGGGTCAGTAATCGTGCATTTGATAGTGCTTGGGTCGGTAATCTCGACTAGCTCATCATCATCATCCCTGACCTCTGCCCTAACACGAATGGTTCCCTTGGCTACAAATTCTCCCTGTACTGCTACTGCCATTATTTGCTACCTCCATGTGTAAAAATTTTGAGCTTTCTGAAGTAACCTGTCAAGGTTTTTATCTTTCTGTATTGAGCTGTAAACACTACCAGCTTTCTGTACTGTGCAGTGAACGCTACTATCTTCCGGTATTGCCCGGTGAAGACAGCTACCTTCCTATATTGCGCGGTGAATACCTTGACAGTGAGGTCCCTTGCCCTCAAAAGGTCAAGCACTATGCTATCGGTGAGAGACATCACCTCGCTAAAAGTCTTGGCGAGACTTTTGCTTACCGAATCTGAGAGCGCTATAACCTCGGTAAGTGCTTTCTCAAACGCTCGGCTCGCACTATCGGTAAGTGTGATAGTTTCAGTGAGCGTTCTAACAGCCTGGAGGAGCTTAGAAAACGTATCGGTTAATTGGAGTATCTCTGTAAGAACCTTAGTTGTAGCCTTGCTGATAGCGGCTTCGGTTAAGGTTATTGTCTCAGTCATCAAGCGGGTAAGAGTAGAAGCTTTAGTCACAGTACCAGTCAGTTTAATGACTTCGGTAAAGGGAGCCTTTACAAGAGCTTTAGTTACTGCCTCAGCCAGTTGGATGGTTTCGGTTAGAGTCTTATAAAAATAGTGCTGGACGTATTCTTTGGCTACAGTCTCAGTAAGCTTTATTATCTCTGTAAAAGCCCTAACTATACCTACAGTCCTACTGATGGTAGCCTCAACCAGATTCACAGCTTCAGTTATGGTCTTTCCTATAGCCTTGGTAACAGCGTTAGGTTCTACATAGTGAACAACAGCAGATAGACAATAGGACTTAACCCAATATGTTCTACTCGTACGGTAGAACCTTATTCCAAACTGAGCACCATCAATTTCGCTTTGTTGCCAAGCCTGTCCTGTTGCAGGATTAGTCGTCCACGTGTGAGATGTAAATGTCTTAATATTATCAGGAGTTGACCAAGTCGCAGTGTAATAGTTAGTGCCATTCAAGCGGACATAATGCGAGAAATATCCTGTAACAAGTACCGCAGCATTTTCTGCGCTAGTAATCACAATCTTTTCGATGGAGGAAACATTTACGCCGCCAGTCCCAAAGTCCTCAAACTGCCAACAGTGATAATAAGTTTCGGGAACTGCGCTTGGCCACGATAGACCATCTGTGTCACAATTACCCATTGCTGCAACACCACCACCAGTCCCATCTGTCTGGTCGCCTGCTCCATCAGGCTTTATAGTTTTGGTTTTTGCTTCTCCTGCGCTTTCTATTATATTCACAACCTCACTCATCACCTTCCCAAAACCCTTAACAATAGTGCCTTCCACTAAGGACACAGTATCAGTTACGCTTTTCTCAATACCCCTAGCTACAGTACCAGTAAGGGTTAGTGTCTCCGTGAAGGTTTGGCTTAATGTCTTGACAAAGGTAGCGGCAATGTCTACCAGGTGCAGTGTCTCGGTATAAGTGCGATTTAGGGTCTGGCCAATGCTGACTGTAGCTTCTACTAGATTTAAGGTCTCAGTAAGGGTCTTTGCCATTCCCGCAGTTTTGACAATGGCAGCCTCTACTAAAGACACTGCCTCAGTGAATGACTTCTCCAAGGCTAAAAGCTTAGTCCCAGTGAGCTTCAGTATCTCGGTATAGGTACGGTTAAGCGTGAGCCCAAATACGGCCGCTATATCCACAAGG